AAAAAAGGAGGTCCTTTTGGGACCTCCTGAAGATATGGAACAGAACTCACATGAGGTTCTTGATAGCAACTCTTCTGTAGTATCTGTTTGCATTTGCCTTGATTGCACCCAGATCTTGGGTGAGACCATTTGCAAATGGGTTGGCAACCATACCATATCTAGTCTTGAATCCAATCTTGGGCTGGAAGGTGTCCTGACCAACAGCACGTACCATCTGGAGAGGTACATATGGGCAGTAGAACAGACCAGCATCATAAGGATTGGTTCCCTTGTAACCAACAACATAGTATTGGTTAGCAGCCAGGTTTGCAGAATATGGGTCAATGTAAACCTTGAACTTACCATTGAGAACACCAGCAAAAGTATTGCCAGTATCATCAACACTCAGGTTTGCATTCAGTGCAGGGGTGTAGTCAAGCAGACCAGCCATGGTCAGTGCTGAAGCAACATCAGATGAGCAGAGGATGGTGTTGCCCTTTCCTCTACGAGTTCTGAATGCAATAGCATTAGCATCTCTTTCGATTTGGAAGAGGAGACCCTTGAACTTCTCAACAGACCATCTACCATTTGAGTCAACATCAAGGTCAAAGAAACCAGCATTAGCAACATTGACTTGAGCACCAGGCTCAGCAATCTTGTAGATGGTTCTGATGACTTCTCTGTTGATTTCAGCAAGGATTTCTGAAGCAAGAATATTTGCCAGTTCTGCTTCAGCATCAAGACCATGAATAGCCTTGAGGTCCTGTGCCAGTTCCAGGGTGTACTCAGCCTTGAGTGCTCTTGACTTTGCAGTTACTGAAAGCTTCTCAATGCTGAATGCCATTTGGTTGAACTGATCACCAGTTCCAGCACCCAGATTCTCAGCATCATAGGTGGACATACCTTGTCCAACTCTATACTCTCTTCCAGTTGCACCAGCAGCATTCAGATCTGCAGGGTTGAAACCATAATCAGTCTTTTGTGCTGCAATAGCACCTGCACCTTGGAAACCAGTTGTACCAAAACCTACTGATGCACCATCATCAGAACCACCAGTGTAATCGCCAGTAGTGGTGTTGTAACCTGAATCTTGACCTGAGTATGCAGTATCAACTTCATCAAAGAAGGTCTCATTGCCAGCTTGGTCTACATATCTGCTTCTCATTGCAAAGATCAGTCCAGTAGGACCAGACATTGGCTGAACACCAGCCAGATCATAAGCAACCAGATTAGGCATTGAACGTCTGATCAGTGAGATCAGAACTGGATCAAAACCTGCTACAGGACCAGCTGCAGGTGCTCCACCTGAAAATCCTGTTGCACCACCAGCACCAGCATAGCTAGCATAAGAACCAGCTGGGGTCTCAGAAAGGAAACCCTTTTCTTCTTTTAAAAATCTCTCTTGGTTTTCGAGCAGAACAGCGGTTACAGCCTTTCTATAAGGATCTTTGATCTCATCAAGACCATTAGCCTCTAAAAGGGGTTCCCACTTCTTCTGCAATTGTTCTGAAAGGAACATTTGCTTTTCTCCTTGTTTGTCTTGTTAAAGTGTTGTTTTAACTGAAATTATTTATAATTAAGTGTTATTTCACTTAGAGTATTTGGAAATTGCTCTGAGGTAAGCATTCATTTGAGGACCAAAATCCTCTGTAGCCTCTTCAGTCAATACCTCATCTCTTGAAGAACCTGTTGCTCTTGTGAAATATGATTCCTTAAGAGCTTCCAGTTTCTCACGATAATTTGCCTCACTTTCAAACTCAACACTTTCAGCAAGACTTGCAAGCTTTTCCTTCTGAGTTAAAGCTAACCCTTCAGCAACATCATTAAAAATTGTATCACTTACAGCTTCGCTGAGTCTTTTGTTTAATTGAACATTTCTTTCGATTTGTTCGTTGAGTTTTCCTTCCATTTCATCTAATCTCATAACCATATTTTCTAATACATCATATCTATCTTCAGGGATTTCTACATAATGTTCTTCAAAAAGTGACTTCAGACCAGTCATGAATGATTCTGAAAGTTCACCCTTCAGACCATTCTCAATCTGAAGAGCGTTTTCATCAATCCACTCTTCAGAAACATATTCAAGATATGAGTCAACTCTTTCTGTTAACTCTTCTTTAATTGCTGCAACTTCTTCTACAAGTGCTTTGTTGAACTTATTCTCAAGTGATTCTTTGAGTTCAGCAATCTTGCTTCTAACTGCAGCTTCAAAAATCAGAGAAGCTCTTTCTTTAAACTCTTCTGAAAGTTGCTCATCGCCAATCAGAGCATTAACATCTTGTGAGAAGTCAAAGCTCTCTTTCATATCATCTTCATCTTCATCTTCCTCTTCATCCTCATCTTCTTCTTTTTTCTCTTCTTTCTTCTTCTCTTCTTTATGCTCTTCTTCAGAAACTACTACTTCTTCAGTGTCTTCTTCGATTTCTTCTACAAGTTCTTCATCAGTTTCAACTTCTTCATAACTTGCTTGCTTACCAACAATTTTAGCAGGCATTGGGTCAGCAGCCTTGGCACCCTTATTCACTACATTCTTGACTTGCTTCAGAGTAGCACCAGGAGTTTTCAACTTGTTGGAATCTCCAACAGGATGATTTTCTCCAGTTGGGGTGGGACCACCAAGATCTTCCCAAGAAGCTGACTGACCTTCAACCTTTGCATCAAAACTTGGTCTTGGTTCAGCAGGTCTTGCACCTTTGTTTACAGCGGTGACTGATTTTTTAGTAGATACTTCCATTTCTTGTAAGTTGTTACCGGCACTCATTTGTATACTCCGAATAAAAATCTTTGATTTATTCTATATTTATTTATAAATTACAGATTTGAGAGATAATCATTTAACAGTTTAAGTTTTTTCTGTTCAGATAATCTTCTTTGTTTTGTATATGACTCAACTCTTTGTCTTGTCATTTCTGCTGCTTTTTCTTTGAGAATTCCACCTTCCCAAACCCACTCCTTACCTTCCATAATTCCTTGGACAAAAGCATCAGGAGCAGATGGGTCAGCAACAATATCTGCTGCAGTTGCTAACATAAAGTCATCTGCAACATATCTAACACCATTCTTTTCTACAAGAGAACCAATACCTCTTGAAGAAACACCAAGTTTTACACCTTCACCAAGAAGAGATTTGGCAATATTTCCCATTGGAGTATCAAGAATTTTTGCCTTTCCAACAAAATTATTACCTTCTGCAGTAAGAGAAGTAATCATATGAGATACTCTATCCAGATTTACAGTAGGACCATCTGGGTGACCAAGTTCTCCAAGAGCACGACCATTTGCAATAAATGTATCGTGATATCTTTTAACTTCTCTTTCCAAAATAGTAAATGGATAACATCTACCATTTCTATTTGTTACTTCAGCTTGAAGAAATGGTCCTGTAATGTACAGAGATTGTACACCATTTTTTTCTTCAGTAATAATTTCTACTGATTCTATCTCTTCTGTGATGAGTTTCATTTGTTTAGTTTGTAAATCCTACTTTTGTTCCTCTGACAGTAGCACTATCAGCATAAACACAATAACTTGCGGTTTTAGTTATAATTTCAACTGATCCACCTGGCATAGTCATGGAACCAACGCCAGTTCCACCTTGAGTCTCAACAATTGAAACAATATGAGAAGAAGTGTCAGTGTTTACAAGACGCACAGCTGTTGCTGCACTAAAACTTGTTGCTGCTCCAGTAGTTGTTGGTAAACTAATTTCACCAGCTAAAATTTTTGTAATCATTCTCCTCCCTCTGATTCTTGATCTTGAATATTATCAAACATAGCTTGTGCAATTGCTGGTCTATATGAGTTGATTTTTTCTGCAGATTTAGCATATAAAATTTCTTTAATTTTATTAGAAGTTGCTTCTGCGGAATTATCAGTCATTAAGATATCCAACAAATCATAATCTGGGTCCATAAAAAATCCTCAAAATTTATAAAAGTATTTATATTTCTGCTGCTTTGGTATTAATTTTAGTTGCGGATTTTGCCTGTGCGTCAGTAGCAGCACCTTGATCCTCTAATCCTGGTTCCATAGGAACCATACCAAGCGATTGCATTTGTTGTTCTGCAGAGATTGGTAAAATTGGAGATCCAGTAGGACCCATTGGAGGATTTTCTTTAGGATCCGCATAATCACCTTGCTGAATCTCTTTCTTAATCATCTTGTCCTGATCAATAATTTCTTGATCAGTTTGACGCAGAATCTTTCTCCTTACATAATCTTTGGAATAGTATGTACCAATATAAGGTTGAACTGATGCAGCAAGATTTAATCTTTCATTCATCAATTCAGTTTCTTTAAGTTCTGCAAAATGACTATCATACAAGTAATCATACTGGATGTGATCACTAATCTTTTCCCAATCTTCTGGGGTTACAATATTCTTAAGAATTAATTGAGTCTTAAGCATATCATGGAATAAATGACAGAATCTCTTTCTCAATCTTCCAATAAACTTACCAAACATCAATTCATCTCTCAAGATTTCAGATGAACGACCTAAATTAAATCCACCATCAGATGCAGTTCTTGATTCTGGAACATTAAGTGCTCTGAACAGTTTCTTTTGGAAATAGTGAACATCAGTCAGTTCACCAAGATTCTGTCCTCCAGGGAGAGTGGTGATTTCTGTTCCACGACCACCTTCTCTTCTTGGAAGCCAAAAATCTTCCATCATGCTCATAAATCTCTTGTCATCACGCATTTCACCAGTATTGGCGTCATAAACAAGTTTATTTCTATACCTGTTCATAACATCACGAAGGTATTGCTCTGCCTTGACTTTAGGGAGGTTGCCAACATCAATGTAGAAAATTCTGCGCTCTGGTGCACGTGATAATCTGTAGATAACCAAAGCATCCTCAATCATTCTCAGTTGATTGAGTGCTTTGATTGCTTTGTGCATGTATGACAATGTAAGTTTTCTGTTCCTATCTACAAGACCAGAAGTTACAAATGTAACAGCATCTTTTGCTATTTGAATTCCTTTACCAGATGAAGCATGTTTTTGAATACTTGATTCAGGAAAATACATGAAGTATTCATCAATTTCTGGTTCAATAAAAGCATCTCTATCTTTAGAATCTATAGTATATGCTTTACCAAGTTCTTGTCCAGTTTTTCGTTCAACCCTCATAAACTTAGTTTTGAGAGGGTCAATATTTCTAATATCTTTAATGCCTTCTTCTGGATTCTTTAAATCAATAACTTTATGATATAAAAGACGTCCATCAACATACCAGTTCCTAAAAATTTCATGAGACTTTTTATCAAAGTCCATCAAATCTTTGATATATTTAAATTCTTCTCTAATAATTTTTTTCAATGCATCACTAGCATTTAGATTGCTCAATTCAATTTCAATTGGGGAATCATTTAAATCACTAATGATAGCTTCATTTACTATATTTTCAATAGCGTTATCACACTCAGGGTGCAATGCCATTTCACGATATCTTTTAATCAAGTCATACTCATTTCTGAATACGCCTTCAATATCTACATATTGACCATAAAAACCACTGGTAATATAATAGTCAACCCCATCCTCGTTATTCTCGGGGACGGGGGATATAGCACCTTTAGGTAATTTAGGGTCCTCTTCAATGGAAAATCCAAAAAGCTTTGGCATAGTATAAATTTAAACTGTAGAAGTATTTAGATGATATCTGAAGAGTTGGTTCCAGTCTTTGCTTCCCACCACTGAACCTGAAGATCTACAGTAAATTCTTCAATTTCATTTTCATTATTGTATGAAAGATCAATTGCAGAAACTGCAGTTGGGAACACTCCATGAACAATATACTTTCTCAGAGTTTCAATGTTATTAGTATTGATTGCATTTGGTGCAACACCAGGACCTCTTGAAAGTTGTGCAACATTCATATCAGCCATATACTCTGATGGATTGATAGTACCAGATCCATCAGAAGCTTTGGTGATATAATTGACCCATCTTTCAAAGAAACTTCTCCATCTGAAGTCAGTGTCATTGATGACTGTAATAGTCCAAACATCAAAGGTTCTGTCTCCAGCGATCTTAAGAGTTCTTCCTCTAAATGGAACTGGAATTTCAGTGATGTTAGATGCAGGCATACCAGCTGCCTTGATTAACATCAGATCTCCCTCATCAAAAGTAACACCAAGTTGTGAGAAGATTGAGTTAGTTGCTCCAGTTGAAGTTGCAGTGGTGCCAGGAAGACCACCTTGCTCTGATCCAAAACTTACTTCAAATAAGTTACTACGAGCACCGCCACCCTTTAATTTTGTCTTAAAGGCATCAATTGTTCTTTGTTGAAAAGTAGCCATTTTAGTTTCTCCTGATTAAATTAAACTGTACCTACAATGGATTCAAATGAAACCCCAGTTCTGGTAGCAACAAAGGTCAGACCAATGAAGTTGATTGATCTTGCTGGCTTCACATAGATATCAGCAATGAACTCATTTCTGTCAATTACATCAGGGGTGTTGTTTGTCTCATCACAGACCAAGAGGAAGTCAGTGATTCCTCTCTTGATTTGAACATCTCTCAAGTATGGTTCAACAATGTTGATGAAGTTTGCTCTTGTGGTTGCATCATTAAACTCAAAGAGTTGAGCATTTGCTGCACCCTTGATTGCTTGCTCAAGAGTAATGAACAGTCTTCTAACATTGATTCTATCAAATGCTGACTGATAAGACAGTGCAGTCTTGTCTCCAAAGAGAATAATACCTGAACCAGGAGATGAGATGATTGGGTTAATTCTCTGTGAATAGAGTTGGTCTCTTGCATTTTGATCTGGATTGTATGCAAGTTTGATTGCATACTTGATGGTCCCTCTAGAACTTCCTGCTGGTGAATACCAGGGAAATTGCTCAATGTCAGTTCTTACACAAAGACCAGCAACATCAGCAGAGCAAGGAAGGTAAACAAACTGCTGGTTATATCTATCATAGAAATATTGATATCCACTATCAAATACTGCATATGATGAAGAGGTCAGTGGACTAAAGAATGAAAGAACATTTGAAAGTTGAGTTGCTGCAGGAGTTACATTAACTACCAATTCTCTGCTTGGAGAAATGAATGCAATACAATCTTTTCTTGACTCTGCAATAGAAATCAAATAATTTGCTTTTGCTTGCTCTTGTTCTTTTCCTAATCTAGTGCTACCTTGAAGTAAGAAATTGAGAGGAACACTTACATCATCTGCAAGATAATCATAAGCATTAGTAAGATCTGCTAATGAAGCTGCAAATCCTCCAATATTTCCTGTTCCACTATAGTCAAATCCACCAGACAGGGTATAAGAAACATTTCCAACAGAATTAAATGTTACGCCTTCAGCAGCAACTCCCCAAACACCAGATGTAGTGCTTTGTTGATTGAAATTGGAAGTAAATTTAACTGATACTGGAACAGTTCCCCATGTTGTATCAATAGCATCACCTATTGATTTACCTGCATAAATGTAATTTGAGTTGTAAGCAATATAATCTTTGTAGTATATGTTTTGTGATGGTGAAATCTTGGTATCAGATGCCTTTGACAGATTTAAAAACTTTTCAAGAATATCTTGAGGAGTTCCTGATACATTACCTACTTTTTTGCTATCTACAACTACAACGTGGAAAGCATCATTTCCACCGCCTCTTTCTGTTACATAACCATTTGTTTTTGGTTTTGTAGCAACACTTCTCCAAGCAAGTGTAGTAGAATCTCCTCTTGCAGGGTCTAAAATGTTTTGAGTATTATACCAATCTTGTACTGCAGTTGGAGTAACAGTTGCAGTTGTAACACCAGATGATATGTGAACAGTTACAGCAGCTGATGCTCTAAATGCATAAACACCATTCTCTGTATATTCATTAGAAGTTGTTTTTACATAAAGAGTTGAAGCACCAATTCCAGTAATGATTCCTCTTAAATATCCAGATGCTGTTGAGGTTGTTCCAACACCAGGAATAACACCAGACAGTGCTTGAGATACACCATAACCAACAGTAACACCAGTGGTATTAACACCAGTTAAAGTTTGATCTGCAAAATTATCAATAACACAAACTTTAAGACCTTCTGCCCAGTATCCAGGATTCTTTGCTGCCCAGTAATATGAAGTTGGAGTTGATGCTTGATATGCATCAAAATTGTTGACAGTTACTGATGTTGAAGCTACACCAACACCAGCATTTGAGTTTTTAAGATTTGTTCCAGAACATCTAACAACCTTTAAACTTCCGCCATAGGCAAGGAAGTTAGATGCTGAATACCATGATTCATAATGGTAATCGTTTGATGATGGTTTACCAAAAACAGTTACTAATTCATTTTCATTAGTAATAGTAACTACTTGATTAACTGGACCTTTTGAA